CCGCTTCGCGCGCCGCCTCGCCACCTGGGGCGAGGAGAAATGGATCGGCCCGGCCATGGTGGCGATCTTCCGCGACGGGCGCGGCTCGCCGGTCGCGGTGCATTGCACCTGGCTCCGCGACGACGGGCTCGGCAAGGCGCCGATCGACCGGCCGAAATTGATGCGCGGCCCGGTCGCCGGCGCCGTCATCCGCCTGACGAAGGGCGAGACGAACCTCACGCCCGAGGAGCACGAGGCGGCCCGCGCGCGGCCCGGCTGCCTCGTGCTCACCGAGGGCATCGAGGACGGGCTGACGGCGGCCATGGCGTGCCCCGAATGGCGCGTCTGGGCCGCGGGCTCGCTCGGCAATTTGGTCAACGTGCCCGGGCTCGCCTGCATCGGCGACTTCCTGGTCTGGCAGGACAATGATTGGGGCAAGGCGCAGGCGCAGCGCGCCTTCCGCGCGGCGATCGACTACCTGCAGGGGCTGCGCCTCGGGCCGGTCAGCGTCGTGAAGAGCTCGGTCGGCAAGGACGCGAACGACCTTCTGATGAGCGAGGTGCAACATGCCTAAGCCTACCCACACACTCGGCGACGCGCCGGTCGAGCCGGAATACCGCGAGCAGATGGAAGGGCTCGCCCGTGGGCTCGATCAGATCTTCAACGGCAACAAGCGCGGCGCCGATCGCGATGTCGGCTTCGTGTTGCTGGTCTTTCCTTTCGGCGACAAGAAAGGGCGCTGCAATTACATCAGCAACGGCGCCGACCGGCGCGACATCGTCGTGATGATGAAGGAGCAGATTGCGCGCTTCGAAGGGCAACCGGAGGTCGAGGGTCATGCCTGAGCGTCGTTTGAAATGAGGAAGATGGTTTCGGCGAGGCTAGAGGAGGGGCGCGTTCGGCGGGGGCGGTATGCCACGACGAGCCGGGACGGGCTGATGGGAGCGTTCAAGGTGAGGGGACCTTGCGGCGCCGATTTGGTGATCCTGTCCTCGGGACCGGACGCCAAGATGACGATCGGGAATTGGGAGCATGTCTCGGTGTCGCTTGCGCACCGGACGCCGAACTGGACCGAGATGAGTTGGATAAAGGATCTGTTCTGGGACGACGACGAGGCCGTGCTACAGTTTCACCCGCCAAAACGCGAATACGTCAACCTTCACCCGTACTGCCTGCATCTCTGGCGACCGCTTGACGGCGACGTCAGGGTGCCGCCGTCAAGCCTCATGGGGCCAATGTTATGAAAGCCGCGCGGATCGCGATTTCACAGCGCCCGAGCTGGAAGCCCGAGACGACGGCGCCCGAGCATGAGAGGACGAAAGATGCCTGAGTGGATCCTGCGCCAACAGATCGTCACGGCGGCGATGACGGGCGCCACCTGGCTCGCGGGCACGCAGGCCGCAGATGACGAGCCGTTCTTGGATCCGATCTTCGCGGGCGTGGACGAGCTCGAGCAGCGGCGGCGCATCGAGCGCGCGGCCGACATGCTCGCGATGATCGGCTCGAGCTCGGGCGAGATCATGTTCCGCTGGATGCACCAGGCGGGCTATCACCATGTCCCGGTCGAGGCCTGGGCGCATTGGCGGCGCCTGCATCCGCTCAAGCTTTGGTTCGAGCTCATGGCGGCGCTGCTGACGACCTTGCGGCCCGTGATGGAGGGGCCGCCGCCGCCGGCGCATCAGGTGGTGACGCCGCCCTCGCAGCCGAACGACGACAACGTCTACACCGAGCGCGTCGGGCAGCAATTCGAGCGGGTCTACGATCGAGGGATGACGACGGCCGGCGTCGTCGTCGCCTTCCCGCCGGCGGCGCCGGGGGGGCCGCAGACGGTCGGCGAGATGTTCCGCGGCGAAGGCCGGCGCCTGCCGCAGGCCGCGATCGACGCCATGCGCGCCGACGCCATGGCGAAAGAGGGCGAGCGGGCGATGCCGACATCCGCCGAGATGGCGGCGATGAGCGTCGAGGAGCGGCGGGCCTACATCCATTTGGATCCACGCTTCGGGGGCGGCGCTCGAGGCATCGAGACGCAGGCGCCGCCGATCGACAGCTACCAGCGCGAAACCGTGCAGACGCTGCACGGTCCCGCGACGGTTTACGTTCCTCGCACCGGCCCTAGGCCCCCCATGGGCACGGTCGAGGGGCCTCGCACTGCAGCATGCACTGCGGTCGAGGCCGGCGCCGGTCCCTCTGGTCAGGGGCCGGCGCTACTTGCTTCGGCGGAGGGAGACGCCGCGAGCGACCCTGCAGGCGGGGAAGCCAGCCCCCCCCATGCCCAAGCCGAACCCCTGCAGGCCAGGCGACGCCGGGAGTCAAGGCCCGGCGCCGCCGCCCCCCTCACGACGCAGCAAGAGGTGAAACATGACGACGAAACATGAGCCGGAAGGCGCGACGGCCCCGACAGCGGCGAAGGGTCCGACGGTGCCCGGCGCCGAGGCGCCGGTCGTGACGGTCCCGAAGGGGATGGAGGAGCCGGTGACCCTGGTGACCTCGACGGCGCCGCCGCTCGGCGCCGAGCCCGAGAAGCCGCGCCCCTGGACCACACAGACGCCGGCGCCAGGCGCGCCGGCCGATCGCGCGAAGGCGGATGTGCCGGCCGGCGAGTATCAGCCAAAGAGCCACAGATAGTGAGCCGGCGCCGCCCCGGCGGCGCCGATCATTCCCATGCCCGAACAGGACGTGTCGCCCGTGCGGGCGGCGATGCGGTCGTCTCGTCGCGCGCCGCCGACGCATGCCAATGATCCGGATCCGGCGATCGGCGAGGCGCGCCTCGTGGGCGGCCAGGCGATCAATCCCGGCCAATGGCTCCCCGACGCCTGGGGCCTGCCGCCTTCATGCCCCGTCGAGCCGCTCGGCATGCAAGGCGACGTGCTCTATGTGCAGGACGTGCTCGGCCAGCTGCAGGCGATCGAGCCGTCATCGCTCGGCATGAAATGCATCCAGATGCTCTTCGGCTTCCGGCAGGGCTATCTTTATTGGGCCTGGCCGCGGCACTCGAAGAAAGGCAAGATCGAGGGCTGGCGCGCCGAGAAGGTCGCCGAGGCGCTCTACACGGCCGGCACGCTCCGCGGCGTCTTCGACGCCGCGAACCGGGTGCGCGGGCGCGGCGCTTGGCGCGATCGCGAAGGCGGGCTCATCTATCATTCGGGCTCGACGCTGTGGCGCTCGAGCGGCGCGCATTTCGAAGAGGCCCATATCGGCCATCTCGAGGGCTACTTTTATCCGCGCCGGCCGGAGATCCCGGCGCCTTGGCCCGAGCGCGTGTCACAAGGCGCGAACCCTTGCGCGCTGCTCTTGCCGATGCTGTGCCGATGGGCCTGGGAGCGGCCCGAGGTTGACCCTATTTTGATGCTCGGATGGGTGGCGGCGGCGATGGTCGGGGGCGCCCTCGCCTGGCGCCCTTGCGCCTTCGTCATCGGCGACAAGGCGACGGGCAAATCGACGCTGCAGGCGCTCGTGAAAGGGATCCTCGGCGACGCGCTGCTCTCGACGGCCGACACGACGGCCGCCGGCATCTATCAGCGGGTGCAGCAGGACTCGCTGCCGGTTGCGGTTGACGAGCTCGAGGCCGAGCTCGACCAGCGCAAAAATTTGGCCGTCGTGAAATTGGCGCGCAACGCCTCGTCGGGCGCGATGATGCTGCGGGGCGGCGCCGACCATGTGGGGAGCGAGTTTCGGGCGCAATCCTGCTTCCTGTTCTCGAGCATCAATCCGCCGCCGCTGATGCCGCAGGACGTGTCGCGCATGGCGATATTGCGCCTGCATCAGCTGCCGGCGAGCGCCTATAGCCAGGTGGCGCCGACCATAGTGGATGGCGACACTTGCGGGCCGCGCCTGTTGCGGCGCCTGATCGATGGATGGTCGCGCTTCGATCGCGTGCTCGCCGACTATCGCGCGGTGCTCGAGGGCGCAGGCCATGACGGGCGCGGACAGGACACGCTCGGGACGCTGTTGGCTTGCGCGCATCTCGCGATCGGCGAGGAGCTCGCCGACCATCTGAAAATTCCGATGGTCGATGAGCTCGGAAAATGGGGCGAGCTCCTCGCGCCCTCGACCATGCTCGAATATGAGGATCTGTCGGCCAATTGGCACTCGGCGATCAAGTATCTGCTCACATCGCGCGTCGAGGCCTGGCGCGGCGGATTGCGCCACACCGTCGGGCAGCTGCTCGAGGATCTGATGACGACCTATGACAAGCATCCGACAGCGGTGCTCGAGGGCGCGACGGTGCAGGGCGTCATGAATTTGCCCGATGCCGTGCGCCTGCTCTCGCAAGCGGGGCTCGGCATCATGCGGCTATGCGAGCTCGACCACCATGCGGACCCGACAAACGAATGGATCCTGTGCGTGCCGAACGAGAGCCAATTGGTTGCCGAGCTCTACCGATCGACGCCATGGGCGGGGCTCGGCGGGATCTCGAGCGTCTGGAAAAGCGCGCTGAGACAAGCGCCGGCCGCGATCGCCTCGAGCGATCGCGACCGGAACAGGGTTCGCATCAATGGCGTGCGCGAGCGATGCACGCTCATCCGCGTGAAGGCGTTTCAGGACTATGGGGGCGATTGATCGAACTCGCGCATGGCTTCGGCGAGATGGCGCGCCACATCCCTGTGCTTGAGCCGGTAGTCGCGCAACACGACGAGCAGGCGATAGGCGGGCGCCGGAATGTCGCGCGTGCCGGCAAGCCAGTAATTCGAGGCGCGCGGGGAGACGCCGAGGAGCTCGGCCGCTTGCGCGCTGGTCAAGCGGAGCTCCTCGAGGATCTCGCGATAGGCGTCGGGCGTCATGGTCTGAGCTCCATTGTTGCTGGTTTGCAGTATGGGAACATTGGTCGATCGGCGCAACATTGCGCCTAGGGGAAACTGAGCTCGAGCACCATCAGCGACAGCAAAAGCGCGGTTCCTTCGGGAGAGGCGCGGCCGGCGCCATTGCCGGCCGCGTGGTTGAATTATGCGGCGATGGCAGCTTGCGCGGCCGCAAAGCGCGATGCGGTCGGGCCATGCGCGATGATGGTGATGGACGCCTTCGCCTTGGCTTCGGTACCGCCGCATGCGCGGCACGAGGCGCAATTCGTGCGATAACCCGCTTCCTTCGATGCCGGGCAGCGAACTTCACCAGGAAGCATCGGCTCGGCTTCGCTGCGAACCCGAAACGGGCGCCATCCTACAGCGATCGCGTCTTCATGGTCGCGTGCCGTATCGGCCGAAGCCATGCACAGAAGCTTGAATGCGGCGAAGCGCGGATCGCGCCATTGGTGGGAATAACCCGCTTTCGCCTTCACGCGAAGCGTCGCGGCGCGCCAAATCTGGAAAGGAACCGCGGTCGGATCGCCATAGGAGCCGAGCCGGAACACGCGATCGGCGAAGAGCTCGGGCAAAATGCGCGGGTCGTAGTCGATGCCGGGTTGAGCGTATCGGCCGCGCTTATAGGCCATGTAGACGCTTAAGACGCTTCGGGCGACTTGCACATAGCACGCGCCACCAAGATAGGGGCGATGGATGCAGAAACCGCAAACGGATGCATCAAGACCAGCGCGCAAAGCTTTAACCGGGTCGATATCGCTTCGGATGATGAAAGTTTGGACCATATACCCGGTTTTCGCATTTTTGGACTTGCGCGTGATTTTGGTCGCGATCGCGACGATTGGCGAACCGTCAAGCATAGACGCGCCTTGATACAGAATAATTCCAGCAAAGACGCCGCGACGAAGGGCAGTGAGCATGTCGGCTGCAGTATTGATCATGGGATGGGAAGCTTTCGATGTTTGCGGCGCGTCGTTATTGTCGCGACCAATGTTCCTTCATATGAGGAACAATGTTCCCATGGTCAATCGTCACTCGGCGAGAAATCGCCTCGAGCTTGCGCTTTTTCCGCGCTTATCAGATAACGTGTTGAAATAATGATGTTTTATCTGTTCGCCTCGAGCTCGCAATTCCGCGCCTCGAGCGCCTTAAGCGCATTGTGCGACATTCTGCCGCATCTCGCGCCTATGTCCCGACCTTGTTATGGTGGTGATGTGCGCCGAGTTCGGCGCCGAAAAATCAATTGCTTAGGCGCGATCGGGACCCGCGGGACCAACAAAAAGGCCTTGGTCCCACACTTGGTCCCAAGTGATTTCCCTGATATTTCAATAGCTTATGCGCGATCTGGCCCGTCGGGACACTTGCGAGGCATCGCGTGACGCGATCGCGCGCGATCGCGTCACGCGAGATGCATATATCTGTCCCGTTGGTCCCGAATGGATATAACGTATTGATATCGCGCGAGAAAGTGCTGGGACCAAGCCTGGGACCATGCGTCGGCTATTGGTCCCGCGGGTCCCGCGATCGCTGGAGCTCGCTTGACCAGGCCTGGCGCGTGCTACGCTCGAGCTCATGCCCGACGGCGAAAGCCATAAAATAGGGGTAAGTCACTCCGCGCCGGCGCCGGCCGAAAAGGCGCGCGAGCTCTTTCCCGAGCACGAGATCCCGCGCGAGGCTTTGCCGCTGCTTAGGCGTGCCGGCATTGGTCGGGCAAAGGGAGCGGGGAACCGTCGCACGCAAGCCATGCGCGAGCTCTATCTGCGCATGGGATACGTGCATCCGATGCTATGGCTCGGCGAGATACTTTCGCGGCCGGTTACCGAGCTCGCCAAGGAGCTCCATTGCAAGGCTGTTGAGGCGCTCGCCGAGCAGCGCAAGGCCGCGGCCGATCTACTGCCATACCTCGAGTCACGGATGCCGCTGCAGATCCACGACGATCGCGAGCGATCGCCGAATGTCCTGATCGTCGGAGACGTTCGCGCGGCCGTCGGCGAGGCGCGCCGAGCTCGAGCCGAAGGCGCAATGTCGATTGACGACGACGTGCTCGAGGCGGTCGCGCTTCATGTGCAAAATCAAGGGCTTACGACATCGGGCGCCGCGGCCGTCGCACAAACGGCCGTCGCACGAGAGGCGCAAGCCCTTGATGACGCAGCGAAAACCGGCACTACAGCCGCTGATACGAAATCAGCTGCGGCGCCGCCTGGCGAGCTCGATCTGGAGCCAAGGCGCCAGGCTTTTGAACGGGGCGCGCCGCCGGGCGAAACGGGAGGGTGACCCCCTCGACGCTCGGGCGCGAGCGGGAGGGCCAGGCATGCCTTCGGGCCTCGCGCGCCCGGTTTCCCCGCCCCGTTCTTCCTCATGCCGGCAGCATTTTTATTCGGATCGGCCGCTTAACCACTTCTGGGCTGTGATAAGCTAGCGCCTGTTGGGTGTGGGAGCGGGTCTGGCCGAGCGAGAGCGAGGCGAGGCTAGGTGTTCAACATTGCGTCCTACACGCCGCCAGGACGCGTGGCGGCGGCCTATATCCGCGACGACGAGGCGACCGTCGCGGCCATCATGGGGCCGGTCGGCTCCGGTAAGACGCACGCGACCATCTTCAAGGCGCTGCGCTTCACCGCGATGATGCCGATGTGCCGCGACGGCGTGATCCGCGCCAAGGGCGCGGTCGTCCGCGACAGCTACCGGACCCTCTACGCGACCACCCTCGCCTCCTGGTTCCAATGGTTCCCCAAAGACTTCCCAGGATCGCGCTTCACCGGCGGCGACGACCGGCCGGCGACGCATGAGATCGCCTTCACGACGCTGCGCGGCCGGCGCATCGAGCTCACCGTCGAGTTCAAGGCGCTCGGCCTTCACCGCATCGAGGACATCATGCGCGGCTGGGAGGGCACCTGGGCCTGGGGCAACGAGATGGACCTCCTCTCGTCCTCGGCGCTGCGCTTCCTCGTGCAGCGCACCGGGCGCTTCCCCCGCCGCGTCGACATGGAGCACGACGTGTCGCCGCCCTCGCAGGTCTTCGGCGACTGCAACCCGCCGGAGGTCGATACCTGGTTCGAGCAGGACTTTTCGACGGCGCCGATCGGCGGATATCGGCTGCACCGACAGCCGGGCGGCCGGCATCCCGATGCCGAGAACGTAAAACACCTCCCCGACGGCTATTACGACAAGATGGCGAACGGCCAGCCCTCATGGTGGGTGCGGAGATTCGTGGACGCTGAGTTTGGCTACTCGCAGGACGGGCTCCCGGTCTATGTCGAGTTCGACACGCGCCGCCACATCGCGACGGCGCCGCTGCAGCCGGTGCGCGGCCTGCCGCTGCTCCTCGGCTTCGACGGGGGCCTGCATCCCGCGGCGACCATCTCGCAGCAGCTCCCCGACGGGCAGTGGCGCGTGCTCGAGGAGCTGTATTTCGGGCGGATGGGGCCGGGCCGCTTCGCCGAGATGTGCCGGCTGGCGCTCGAGGCGCGCTACGCCGAGCACGATGTCGGCCTCGCGGCGGCCGATCCCTCGGCGGTCTACGGCGCCGACAAGGAAGCGGGCGAGCTCTCCTGGCTCGACATCGTCGGCCGCTCGCTCGGGCTCCACATGACGACGGCGCCGTCGAACGAGCCCACGATCCGCATCGAAGCCGTGCGCGCCATGCTCGTCTATTCGATCGCGGCCGACGTGCCGGGGATCCTCGTCTCGCCGACCTGCAAGATGCTGATCAAGGGTTTTGCTAGCCACTATCGCTTCAAGCTCAACACCGAGGGCAAGACGATCGGCGGCGAGCAGGCCCGGCCCGAGAAGAACGAATATTCGAACCTCCATGACAGCCTGCAATACGCGGCCCTGACGGCTCGAGGCCGGGCGGGGTCGATCTCTGCGGCGGCCAGGCTCGGGCGCCCAGGACGACGGTCCTTCGCCGATCGCGCACGCGGCGAAGCGACCGTCGTCAAATCGGAGTTCGCGCTGTGACGGGGCTCGCGATCGAGCGCGGCGCCGGCATGGCCGACATCATGCTGCTGATCGAGCGCGACAAGGCGGATGCCCGCAAACTCTCCCCCGCCTACGTCGCTCGATGCCAGGCTAGGTCGCCCTATGCCTGGACCTGGCGCAGACCGGACGGCTCGCCGGTCATCTGCGCCGGATTGGCGCCGGTCGGACCCTCCTCAGACCGGCGCCTTTTCGAGGCCTGGTTCACCTGCCGGCCGGATCTCGGCACGCCCGAAATTCACGATTTCCTGATCTTCGCCCGCTTCACGCTGCTCTGCGTGGCGCGCGAGGCCTTGGACCCGCTCGAGGTCGTCGCCTGGGTGGCGGGCGGCCCCGAGCGGCCGGGCGGGCGCCTCGCGAAGCTGGCCGGCTTCGAATTTGACCGCGACGTCGGCGGGCAGTCCCGCTTCCTCTGGCATCTCGAAACGGAAAGGGTGCGATCATGGGCTCGGCGCTCGGTGGACTCTTCGGCGGCGGATCGGGGCATGCACAGCGCCTCGCCATGATCTCCCAGGCGCAGCAGGAGCAGGACGCGATCCAGAAACTCGCCGACGTGCAGCAATCATCGACGCAGCAGATGATCTCGGCGCAGACGCAGCAGACCTCGCAGCTCGCCCAGGCGCAATCCGACGCCGCGACGAAGCAGCTCGCGGCCGAGCAGGACGCCGCGACGAAGCAGCAGGCCGCGGCGGCGACGGCGGCGGCCGAGCAGGCGAAGCAGCTCGCCGCCGAGCAAGAGGCGGCGCGGCAGGCGTCCATGGACACCGTCTCGGCGCAGAACCAGGCGATCGCCAAGGCCGCCGGCGTGCAATCGACGGCCGATATGGAGACGGCATCGACGCAGCGCGCCAATCTCGGCCGCGCCATCCTCTCCTACCGCAACGTGCCGAGCTATATCGGCTCGATCGCGAGCCGCTCGCCCGCGAACGTGCTCGGAGCCTAAGCCATGCCCGAGATCGCCGGCGCCTCATACAACTCGCCGTCGCCCGGCGGCGACACCGACGAGTTCAAGTCGCTCAAACGCCGCTCGATGGCGGCCTGGGGCAAGCGCGACACCTGGACGAAGGTCATGCAGGACGCCTGGGACTACATCGCCCCCTGGCGCATGTCCACGCGGCTCTACGAGAAGGCGCCGTCGAACAAAACCGAGCGGATCTTCGACAATACCGGGCCGATGTCGCTCGTGCGCTCGGCGGGCCGCCTGCAGCAGGATCTCTTCCCGCCCGGCGAACGCTGGTTCGAGCTCGAGCCGGGGCCGGGCGTGCAGGCCGCCGGCGGGGATCCCGATCAGGTCCGCCAGGAGCTCGAGCAGCTGACGAACGTGCTCTGGCCGGTCTTCAAGACCGGCGAATGGGACATGGCGCTGATCGAGATGCTGATGGACCTCCTGATCTCGACCGGCTTCATGATGATCATCGAGGGCGACGAGATGAAGCCGGTGCGCTTCATCTCGGCCTCGATGGACGAGATGGCGGTCGATCTCGGACCCTACGCGAACATCGACGGCGTGTTCTGGAAGCGCAAATGGGCGCGCCAGGCGATCACGACGAACTGGCCGCGCGGCGTGTTCGACGCGGAGTTCCAGGAGGCGGCGCGGAGCAATCCCGAGGAGCAAGTCATGCTCTATCAGGACGTGATCCATACGCCGAAAGGTTTTAAGCTCTTTATCTACACCGAGAACGCGCAAAACCCGATCACGACCTCGGTGTCGCTGACGAAACCCTGGATCCATCCGCGCTACTTCCGGCTCCCCGGCGAGGCCTACGGCTTTGGGCCAGGGCTCTTGACCTTGCCGACCATCAAGACGCTGAACAAGGCCGAGGAGCTCACCTTGAAGGCCGCGGCGCTCGCCATGTCGGGCGTCTTCACCCGCATCGATGACGGCGTGTTCAATCCCGACACCGCGCGTATCCAGCCGGGCGCGATGTGGACCGTCGAGCGCAATGGCGGCGTGCTCGGCCCCTCGATCGCGCGGCTCGACGTGCCGGGCAACATGAACGTCAGTAACCTCATCCTGCAGGACCTGCGCATGCAGGTCCGCTCGGGCATGTACGACGAGCCGGCGCAGCCGCAGCAAGGCCAGCCCGTGTCGGCGACCGAGATCATCCAGGGCTGGGTGCAGATGGCGCAGGACCATGCCGGCGCCTATGGGAGGCTCGTCTCCGAGATCATCATGCCGATCGTGCCGCGGGTGGTCGAGGTGCTGCACCATATGGGCGTCGTCAAGACCAAGCTGCAGATCGACCAGCTGCTCGTCTCGCTCAAGGTCACGAGCCCGCTCGCCCAGGCCTTCAACGCGGCGCGCATCAAGCCGCGCCTCGACTTCATGCAGCTGGTTTCCCAGATCGCCGGCCCGCAAATGCTGCATCAGCTGATGCCGGTGCCGGTCGTCCTGGCGAACATCGCCCATGACATGGGCCTGCCGGGGAGCGAGATCTACCCGCAGAACGTGCAGCAGGCGATGATGCAGGCCGTGCAGCAGATGGCGACCGCCATGGCGCAGCAGATCGTCGCGCAGCAGCAGCAGCAGCAGAACCCGCCTGCTCCGAACGGAGACGCCTCGCAGCAGGGCGCGCCGGGAGGGCCGATGCAATGACCCAGGAGCTCGTCTTCCTCATCGGCGTGATCGCCGGCGGGCTGATCGTCGCCTTCTTCATGATGGCGGGGCGCGTCGCGGCCGAGGCCGATCGCGAGATCAAGAAGGCCGACGACGTGATCGCCGAGGCGGCGCGCCGCGAGCGGGACCATGAACGCGAGGTCGAGCGGCGTTGGACGACGCGCATGGAAGACTTCCGCGCGACGAACCGGAGGCTGATCGATGGCCGATGAACGCCTCGCGGCCGAGCCGTCGCTCAAGAGCGCGATCGACGCCGCGATGGAGATGGGCTGGGAGTTCTTCGACACGCCCGACAGGCAAGGCGAGGCCGAGACGAGCCGCCTGCGCGAGGCGGCGAACCGGACGGCCGAGCTCGCCGCCGGGCTCTACGCCATCTCGGACGAGTTCCGCACCGTGCTCGAATGGATGCTCGACGTGTCGCTGCGGCGCGCCTCGTTCATCGCGCGCCTCGGCCTGCCGATGGACCAGGCCTACGGCTATGGCTGTTTTCGGGAAGGGCAGAACGCCATGACGGCGGCGCTCCTGAAACTGATCGCCGAGGGCTCGCGGCGCAAGCCCCCGCAACCGAGGGAGAAGAACTGATGCGCTACCTCTCGGTGTGCTCAGGGATAGAGGCCGCGACGGCGGCGTGGCACCCGCTCGGATGGGAGCCCGCGGGCTTCGCGGAGATCGAGCCGTTCCCCGCCGCAGTGCTCACGCAGCGCTACCCGAAGGTCAGGAACCATGGCGACTTCACGCGCATCGGCGATGCCGGCCCAATCGACCTTCTCGTGGGAGGCACCCCCTGCCAGAGCTTCAGCGTCGCCGGAAAGCGCCTCGGCCTGGATGACCCGCGCGGCAACCTCGCCGTCGAATTTCTACGCCTGGCTCGCCGCCTGCGCCCCCGCTGGCTGGTCTTCGAGAACGTGCCCGGCGTCCTGTCGGCAAACGGAGGACGGGATTTTTCAACCTTCCTCGGGCTCCTGGTCGAGTGCGGGTATGGGTTCGCCTATCGGGTGCTTGACGCTCAGCATGTCCGAGTGGACGGCTTTCCGCGGGCCGTCCCGCAGCGACGAAGGCGTGTCTTCGTTGTCGGACATCCTGACTGGCGACGCGCCGCGGCGGTATTATTTGAGCCCGAAGGCATGCGCGGGGATCCTGCGCCGCGCCGAGAAGCGGGGGAAGGAGCTGCCCGCCCGATTGCGCCGAGCCTTGGAGCAAGCGGCAGGGGCTTCGAACGAACAGGCGAACCGCGAGGACAGGATTGCCTCGTCGCCCGCAGCCTGAACAGCGATCCGAGCCGCTCGGATGGCGAGAGCGAGACCTTCGTCGCGCATGCGCTGCGCGCGGACGGCTTCGCGCAGCAATGGGCGGTGCGCCGCCTGACGCCGGTCGAGTGCGAGCGCCTGCAGGGCTTCCCCGACGGCTACACGGGGATACGCTTCAAGGGAAAGCCCGCCGCGGACGGGCCGCGCTACAAGGCGCTGGGGAACAGCATGGCGGTCAACGTGATGCGCTGGATCGGCCGGCGCATCGCCATGCTCGAGGGGGCCGCATCGCAACCGAGGGAGAAGAACTGATGGCGAAGGATAACAACCATAGCAACCACAAGGGCAACCGCCTGCTCGCGATGCCCGGCATGGGCTCGGCGATGTCGAACGCCAAGAAGGCCAAGGCCGGCCGCATGGGCGGCGCCATGGGCGGCATGATGGGCGCGAAGACGCGGCGCGAGAACAAGGCGGCGGGCAAGATGCAGACGCGCCTGGCGAAGCCGCTATGAGGGAGGCCGCACGCATCCTCGCGCTCGTCGCGCTCCTCCTCGCCGGGCCGGCGCTGGCGCAGCAGCAGAGCTTGCCGCAAGGCGCCTATGTGGGGGCGTCGGATGTGTCGTCGGGGGTCGTCACCGCGGCGGTCGTGACGGCGACCATGGCGGGTGTCGCCAACCAGAGGAACATCCTGACCGGCTTCGAGGCGACGGCGAACAACGCGACGGCCGGCTGCTATCAGCTGACGCTTTCGGGGGTGGTCGGCGGTCCCTTCGCCTATTTCTACTGCATCCCCGGCGGCTCGGCCGCCGAGAACCCGCTGATCGTCGGCTACGACACGCCGCTCGTCGCGACGGGCTTGGGCGTGGCGATCTCGATGACGACGACGGGCGCGCTGTCGGCGGGCGTGTCGGCCGTCATCAATCTGCACGGCTACCGTATTCAACCGACTGTGACCTCGCCTTGAAGGACAGGGCGTTCGAGGAGTATTGGGAAGCGAAAGAACGTTACGACAAGCTCTGCCAGAATTGCGGTGCGTCGAACGTGTGGCTTAGTGAGGTATCGGTCGAGAAAATCTATCCACGCGAAACAATCTACGACGAAGAGGACGAAGCCGATGCCGCTTAAGCAAGGCTCGAGCCGCAAGATCATCTCCGAGAACATCAAGACCGAGATGGCGGCCGGCCGCCCGCAAAAGCAGGCCGTTGCCATCGCTCTAAATACCGCTCGTGAGAGCAAGAAGAAAGAGAAGCGCAAGATACTGTCATGAACTGGTTCGATACAGCTCTGCACGCGCCCGACATCGGTAACTCGAGCGGTGCGGCGTCACCCTCCGGTGGCCCCGGTGCTCCCTCACCTGGCGCCGCCGGCGGGAACGGCCTCGACAGCGGGCACGGTCTGAGCCAAGGCGCGCGGCCGGGCGATGGCCAGGCAGGCCCCGGCGCTGTCGGCGACCCGTCGCGGCTCGCGGCGCCGAGCTTCGCCATGCCCGACTTCATCCCGCAGCACTTACGCGACGACGATGTCGGCAAGTTCGCCGTGAAGCTCGCCGATGATTGGAAGCGGCAGCGCGACGACATCGCGCGGCGCGCGACGCCGGTGCCGAAGGACGCGGCGGGCTACGCCTTCAATCCCTCCGAGAAGGCCAAGGGCTATGTCGGCAATTTGACGCAGGATCCGGTGTTCCTCGCCTTCCGCGAGCAGGCCCACAAGGCCGGCATGTCGCCTTCGGGCTTCCAGGACCTGCTGTCGGGCTTCTACGACACGCTCGTGGACAAGGGCGTGCTCGGCCAGCCCTATGACGCCGCCCGCGAGCGGCGCGGCTACCTCGGCGACGAGTCCAAGACCATGTCGGACGAGCAGACGATCGAGGCGATGCGCCCGCATATCGCCTCGGCCGAGACCTTCCTCAACGGCCTCGGCCGCAACGGCACCTTGCGGCCCGAGGCCGTGAAGGCGCTCGAGCCGCTGCTCGAGACGGCGGTCGGGCTCCGCACGCTCGGCGCGCTGCGCCACGCCATGGGCTCGCGCGGCCTGTCCCTCGGCGGCGACTCGCCGGGCGAGACGGGCCTCACCCGCACCGATCTCCAGGCGCGCATGCGCGATCCGCGCAACGACCGGAGTTCCGGCAAATACGATCCCAAATTCGCGGCCCAGATCGACGCCGACTACAAGCGGCTCTTCGGCGGCCCGAGTTGAGTGCCTACGCCTACTGACGCAGAGGACCCCTGAGAGCGCGCCGGCCTGCGAAAGCCCCCGGCGTCGTCAATGGCCTTCCCGAGGCGTGAGTCCCCCTCTCACCAAAGGAACGGCTCATGTCTATCGAAGCACCGAACTGGTATGTGACGCAGTATCAAGACCGCGCCATCCAGGTCTACCAAGCAAAAGGCAATCTCTTGCGCGGCATGACCATGGAGCCCGGTCGTATTCACGCGAATACCGTCCGCTTCATGATCGCCGGCATCGGCGAGGCGGTCCCGCTCGTCAGGGGCAGCTTCGGGCCGTCGATGAACGCGCCCCGCAACTACGTCGATGGGGTGATGCAGAGTTGGCAGGCGAACGATTGGGTTTTCGAGGACGACCTCGAGAAGATCACGGTGAACGAAATGGAGGTCGTGAGTTCGACCGCCGGCAAGGCGATCGGGCGCCGCTCCGACCTCATCATCATCAACGAGATGAACGCGCAGTCGCTGACGACCGTCGGCAACGGCACCGCGGCCTTCGACCTGCCCTCGGCGCTGACCGGCGTGCAGATCCTGCAGAAGCAGATGCATATGTGGGATGGCGGCGTCTATTGCGGCCTGCCCTCGCTCTTCTGGAACCAGCTCTTGAGCTACAGGCAGATCTCCGACGCGGACTGGATCGGCTACTCCGATCTCCCGTTCACCAGGGTCACGACCAGCAAGTTCTGGAACGGCGTCACCTGGTTCCTGTGGCCAGACGAGTATTCGCCCGTGCCGGCGACCAATCAACTGGACTTCTTCATGTGGCATCGCGAGGCGATCGGCTACGGCATCAACTACGACCTGCGCTCGACCGTCACCTGGGAGAACCTCTACTCGGGTTGGTACCACAACAACAGATTCTCGGCGACGGCGAAGACGCTGCAGATCCCCGGCATGATCCGCTTCCGCTTCGCCAGCAACAGCGCAATCACCGTCAACTGAAAACATGGGAGTCCAGCGATGGCACTCGATCTGACGAGCCTCACCCGACGCGACGCGCTCGGGCATGTCGGCGACGGTCCCGGCTCGGTGAAATACGAATACGGCTACGTGACCGCCGACGCCTCGACCGTTTCGGATGCGGTGGGATATTTCAACGCCGCGAACACCTTCCTGCAGGTCGCGGATGTGATCCGCGTCGTGAACTCGGCCTCTGGGACGCCGACGACCAAGGTCTATGTCGTGACGGCGAACACCGGCGGCGTCGTCACGGTCGCGTGACGTGCCGCAGCCGATCGACATCGCGAACCGGGCGCTGATCGGCATCGGGTCGGCGCCTATCCAAAACTTCGACGACGCGACGCCGACGGCGAGCGTCGTCAAGGCGATCTACGACGACACGGTCGCCTGGCTGCTCGCGTTCTACCCGTGGAGCTTCACCAAGAGCACGGTGCAGCTCGTGCAGGTGAACATCCCGCCCGATGCGGTGGACGGCCGCATCGGCGCGGGATGGCGCTACGCCTTCGAGATCGACTCGACGGCGATGGGGCCGCCGCTCGCCTGCTTCCGCTATCCGCGCGTGCCGCTGACGCCGATGAAGGACTTCGCGATCGAGAACCAGCTGCTCTACTCGATGTGGCAGAACCTCTACGCGACCTTCCAATATGCGGTCGATCCCGAGCAATGGTCGGGGCCGTTCGTGAAGGCCGCGGTCGCCGTGCTCGGCGCCGAGTTCCTGATCCCGATGAGCGGCAATTCGGGGATGCTCGACGTGATCCAGGCGAAGGCCTGGGGCGCGCCGCAGGAGAACCGGCGCGGCGGCTTCCTGGGCGACGCCATCAAGTTCGATTCGCGGCAGCAGCCCTCGACGGCGCTGCTCGAGACTTCGGATCCTCTGACCGATGCGAGGTGGGCATGATGCAGACGCCAGGCGCAAGGACCCGCGAGCGCATCAGGGAGATCTGCGGAGCCTATGGGGTCGAGCCCGAAAAAGTGCTCTCGCCCTCGCGCCGGCACGCGCTGATGCCGGCGCGCAAGGAGGTCGCGGCCTATCTCCGCAACGAGCGGCATATGAGCCTCGGCCAGATCGCGATGGCGATGGGCAAGCGCGACCATACGACGGTCATCTACTACCTGCGCGGACACGAGAAGAAAGGCGCATGAGCGATGGTCGGCCGGCCAGGTAAGTTCCAGCCGCGCTTCACGAGCGGCGAGCTCGATGAGCTCATCCAGCAGAACACCGACCTGCACATCTACGGCATGGGCGCGTCGCTGATGCAGAACGTCATGGTCGTGCCGCAGGGCGGCTTCCGCTCGCGGCACGGCACGCTCAAACGCGGGCGCCTCGCGGGGCCGACGACGGCGGCGCCCTATGTCGCCGGAACATGGACGCTGACCGCGCCCTGCGGCGGCACGCCGGCGAACCCCGTGACCACGCCGCCGACGCCGCTCGTGACGACGGCGACGCTCGTCACCGGGCGCAACGTCGTCTGGCGCGTGAACCTCACCGATCCGGCGACGCGCCACATCAGCGTCGTGGACATCATCGGCTATTCGATATCGCAAACGGCGACGGCGACCATCTCGGTCGAGAGCTCGCCCGACGGCGTGACCTATACGCAAAGAGGCCCGTCGCACCCGATCGATTACACGGTGCGCGCGCGGCGCTTCATGGTGCCGCAGGCGTCGGTGGACGGTCTCGCCTGGTGGCAGATCGTCGTCAACTTCTCGGTGGTGGCGCCGCCGAGCGAGATGGTGACGATCAACCAGCTGCAATTCTGGTCGCAGCCCTATGGGACGGGCGCCGGCGCCGTCTCGACGGGCGTGCGCGTCAGGCCCTTCGACTACACGGTGGGCTCGAGCTACGACGTCGTCTTCACCGACGGCACCGCGACGATCTACTTCAACGGGACGGTCGTCGGCTATGTGGCGACGCCCTATGCGGGCGCGGTGATCGCGCAGCTGAACGTCAAGCAGAAGCTCGACACCATGCTGGTGTTCCACCAGAACTATGCGCCGCTGCGCATCATGCGCCAGGGCGCCGACACCGAGTGGAACTGGGACCTCGTGCCCTTCACCAACGTTCCCCTGGCCGATTACGGGCTGATCTACGCCAACGGCAAGGCCGCCGCCTGGGACATGCAGTTCTTCGGCTTCGAGCAGTCCTCGACCAGCTACCCGATGCCGACGGGCGGCGCGCATTTCACCTTGACGGTGAACAACCTGATCACCGGCAACATCCTCTACCCGTATCCCGCGGACTACCCGACGCTGATCAACAACATCAAGAGCGCGCTCACGGCGCTCGGCAACATCCAGCCCGGCTTCAACGTGCTGAACGTCAGCCTGCCCAACACGACCATCATCAGGATCGAGTTCGACGGCACGGGCAATGCGGGCGACAGCTGGGCGGTGTCGGGCAAGGGCGTGGACAAGGGCGACACCGCGATCACGGCCAATCACGCCGTCATCGGCAAGCTCGGCGGCGAGGCGATCATGTCCACGACGCGCGGCTGGCCGGCCTGCGGGGGCTTCTACGCGCAGCGGCTCCTGATCGGCGGCTTCCAGGGCAAGCCGAACTACGTCACCGTCTCGGTGCTCGATGACTTCTTCAACTTCGACACGACGCTGCTCGGCGCCGAGGCCGCGCTCGTGTTGCCGCTCGACACGCAGGGCGACGAGCAGGTGCTCGACATCCATGTCGGGCGCAACCTGATGTTCCTCTCGAACGACGCCGAGTATTGGATGCTCGACCATTCCTTCGACGCGACCGTCGTGCCGCAGATCATCTTCGCCTCGAGGAACGGCCTCGCGCAGGGCGTCTGGCCCGTCGAGAACGAGGCGCGCACGATCTACGTGCATCGCAACCGCGGGCGCTTCTTCGAATACGCCTACTCGTATCCCGACCAGAACTACATCTCGACCGATATCAGCGTGCAGTCGGCGAGCCTGGTCGAGAACATCGTGGACAACGCGCTCCGCAAGGCGACCTCGACGACCGACACCAACACGCTCTTCGCCGTCAAGGGCGACGGCACCATCCTCGGGCTGACCCTGCTGCGCGGCCAGGACGTGACCGCCTTCGCGCGCGGCGTGTTCCAGACCGACCAGGTGCTCTCCGTCGATGTCAACGGCAATTTCGACGTGAACATCTGCACGCAGCGCATGGTGGGCGGCCTGCCGGTGCAGTTCCTCGAGACGATCGATGCGACCGGCTATCTCGACCAGGCCGAGACGCATACGCTGACGCCGGCAGGCACGCTCGTGACGGGGCTCACCGACCTCGAGGGCGGCTCGGTCTGGGCGCTCGCCGACGGCTATTGGCAAGGCCCGTTCACCGTGACGGGCGGCAAGATCACGCTCAACTTCACGGCGACCAACGTCTCGGTCGGGCGCTGGACGCCGCCCGACGCCAAGACGCTGCCGCAGCCGCGCGATGTCGCGCCGCGCACCGTCGTGCGCCGGCCGGCGCGCGTCCATACGGTGCGCTGCACCGTCGTTGACACGACCTCGATCGCGATCGGCGCCAACGACCAGCCCGCCTGGAACATCGATTTGGCGCGCTTCGGCGGGCCGGTCGATACGCCGATGGCACCCTATACGGGCGAGGTGGTGGTCGAGGGCATCCTCGGCTACTCGCGCGACGCCATTGTCGAGATCACGCAGATGAAGCCGGGCGCTCTCACCGTGACCGGCGTCGTGGTGGAGGTCGATCTGTGAGGTGGCTCGCCCCCCTTCTCGCGCTGCTCTCGGCCTGCGCGCTGCAGGCCGGCGCCGAGGACTGCGCCGAGATGACCTTCGGCCTCACCTGGCGCTCGGCGCCGCGGCAGGACCAGTGCGTCGGCCGGGCGCCGGCGGTCGCGCCGGCGCCGGTGATCATCATCGAGCGGCCGGCGCCCGCGACGCGGAGGAGCTCGAGATGGCCGACATGATGAACTCGCAGGCCTATGCGGGCCTGCTCTCGGGCGCGAACCCGGCGGCGTCGTCCTCGCCGATGGGCATGATGGCGCAGGCGCAGGCGATGGCGCGCCTCAACCCGCAGGCCGCCGACGCCCAGATGGCGCAGTCGCGCGCGATGCTGCCGGCGGGCTCCCCCGACGTGCCGGCGCGGCAGATCATGGGCGAGCTCCCCCCCGACGCGATCGCCACCATGGGACCCTCGATGGTGAAGGGACATCACGGGCGAGGCAAGAGATGACCGGCACGCTCTCTTCCCTGTTCTCAACGACCGGGGGCGGCATCCTCGGCAGCACGACCTCGACGCCCGGCTTCTTTCAGTCGAAGGGCGGGCTCGACCTGCTGCAGGCCGGCTCGACCGGCCTCTCGATCATGCAGAAGATCGCGCAGGGCTCGGCGACCGAGGTGAGCGACCAGGCGCGGGCGGCGCAATACGCCGTCGAGGGGATGGCCGCCGGCGTCACCGCGCAAGGCCAGGCCGACACGGCCCAGATCAATGCGAGCGCGACGGTGCAGAGCCTGCTGCAGCGCGCCTATGCGGAGAAGACCGGCTACGACCTCTCGGGCCAGACGACGGCGCTCCGCACCGGCACGCAGGGCTATATGACGGGCCTCGAGGACGTGACGGCTGGCCTCGCCAAGGCCACGGGGCTGAACATCGGGGCCGGCGAGACGGCGGCCCAGGCGGGCGCCGGCCTCGCCTACAACGCCGGGCAGCAGGCCTCGCTGAAGCGCGACCTCATGACCAAGGTCGGCGCGATGACGGCGGCTGCGGGCTCGAGCGCCGTCGATGTCGGCGCCGGCCAGGCCGCGGCCCGCAT